AATGCGGGAGCGTTTACTTCAGAGCTCTGTAATGAAGGTTGTTTTTTATAGTACACATCCTAAGTTTTTTAGTGTACCAAATAGGTGCTAACAACTTTAAAAACACCACCTTTCAACTGTACTTAATATAAATCTAATTTGTTAAAAAGTTTGCAGTATGCATTCCTTATATTTTAAACACGAATTGCTTCGTATCTTTCTGAACTAATAATATTCATCATCATTCCGTAAGGAGTGATATCATTACCAGCTAATAAGCTTGTTAATAACGCTGGGCTGAAACCAGACACCAACGCAGTACCTTGCTTATCGAATTGTACTGGGTTATTGTCATTTCTTGATTGAATGTTCCAGTATACAACCTTTGGCATTGTGTACCCAGCATCTGCATACATGTTTTCAATCATTCTTTGAGCAGTTGGATTCCAATCAGAATCACCTCTCCAACCATCGCCAGTAGCTTGGTTGAATTCCATATCCGAAAGGATAAGAATCATAGTTGGCATTTCTGACTCAGCAACATTACTAGCTTTTGCTTTTTGAAGCAATACCTTGAATGTCTTTTCTAAGTCTGTACTACCACCCCATTCTGCTCTAGATAGTTGGTTGAATCTGTCTCTTAAATCACCCTTTAAGTATTGTAACTTTGGGTTAGAGTGGAAAGTGAAGAATGCATCCTTGAATGGTCCTTCATTTCTCTCAGAGATATATAAACCTAATGAGATAGCTACATCCATACAGCTGATATTTGCGTTACCGCCAGCTGACACACCCATTGAGCCAGAAACGTCTACCACTGGTAAAACTCTTTCTTTATTACCTTCCATGTAGTTAGGTAAAGCTTTCCATTGTTCAACAGCACCATCAGCTGAACCATATTTCAAGTTCTTAGTAATGTCGTATGGATATACAGCACCAGCATTAATCTTAGTTTCACCCTTTGAAAGTGAATCCAAATATGCTTGGAATCTGCTACCATCATTCTTAGAGAATGCCTTCATGTAATCAGACATTGCCTTAGATGGTACGTGTTCGTATGTAATCGCACCGAATTCTCTAGCACACATTAATTGCTCAACAGTGTTAGATAACTCAGAAAGCATCTTTCTATACGCCTTTGGTGTTAACCCTAAGTGTTTTCTTAAGGTACTAGCCCATCTCTTCTTTTCCCTATTCTTAGTGTTACCTCTTGGCATCCACTTAGCCGCAAGTCCATTACCATCTTTTAACGCTTTTTCAATTTCGTTAAGAGCTTCTTTCTCTAATTTAGTACCAACTAATATTAAATAGTCATCATACCTACCGTACTCAGCAATAAGTCCTATGTTCTTCTTAAGTGCTGAAGTTTTAGTATTAGCAAGATAAGTTAAAATATCTCTGAAAGTACCTCTTTCACCAGCTCCACCTCTAACGTCTCTAGCCCAGAATAAAATCTTCATAGCTGTTAACGAATCTTCAGCGAAAGCTTTAGAAAATGCATTAATCTTTCTTTGTTTATCTTGCCCTCTTAAAGCACCAATTTGGAAAAATAGGTCTACACAAGAATTAAGTGTAGTTGAATTTGTTGTCATACCATTTTCAGTAACAGTATCTTCAGTTCTTAAAGCGTCAATTAAATTTGCCATAGTGTTAAAAATTTGAATTGTTAATTAATTTTAGTGTTCACAAATATATAACCTTTTTTTCCTTTTGTCAACTTTTTTTTTAAAATTATTTTAATAAATTTTGTAATTTTACCTGTAACTCATTGAGTTTCTTTTGGTTATTCTCAATAATTTTTTGTTCATTATCTGGCATAGTTATGGGGTATTGTGATTTAAGTCTAGAAATCTCCCTTTGAAGTCTATCACCTTCTCTAATGTAATTGTCGTAAGCTTGCGCTTTTTCTTCTTGTGTCATATTAATTTATTTTAGTGAACCAAGCCCTAATAGTTGACGTTGTGTTTTGTATATTAGTGAACTCAGCGTTATTTATTTGTCCGTCATCAACGAAGTAGTATCCGACATTGGCACTGTAGTGACTTCCACCAAATGGCATGAAGTATTTAAGCGTTAATTCATAATTTGTTGATGATGGTAGTAATGATAGCGTGTATGGTCTTTGTGCGTTTTGATTTAATACATAATCATCACCAGTTGTAAATTCTATAGTATCGTTTGGATATTCTGTAGCAAATGCTGATACCACTTTTGTTAATACCCATCTTGTACCAACTAGTGGGTTTGTTTGGTTACCAGTACCTGGAAGTGTACCACCATGAGTGTATGTATTTTGCCAATTAGTTGTGTCAACTTCTTCTGGCACTTCTTCTAACGCAATAAATTCTTCTTTTTTACAAGAAGAAAATAAAAGTGCTATTATAACTAATATAAATGTAAATATTAAAATTGTCTTTTTTGTTTCTAATTTCATGTCCTTTAATTAATGGTTCTCTACAAATGTAAGAAAGATATTTTAATTATCCAAATCTTTTTTAACAAATCTTACAATAATACCACCAATTTCTAATTCAATGACATCCTTATGTTGAAACTCTGTACTTTCTGGATTAGCTTTATAGAATAAATGTTCATCCATCTTCTTATGGTCTGTTTCACTCATTTCATATAATAAAACTAACCCTTCTTTATTAATCTCATCGTTATTAATTACTTCTGAAACCGTTTTTATAATATCATCATATTTCATATTAAAACCTTGTAAAAATATTCTTTAAAAATGTACCTAATTTTTGATACCACTTTTTCTTTATTATAATTATACCGTTTGGGTTTGATTTAACTTTTTCACCTAAACCACTTTTAATTTCATTAATAAACCTGTTTTTCTTCCTTTCAACATCTTCTTTAATAGCTTTAATATCATTATTAATGGAATCAATCGTTTCTACTTTTTCTAAACTTTCTTCCTTTTCTAGACCACTAATAAAAGTTTTATTATGTTCTTTAAATTTTGAAAGGACTGCTTCTAACGGTATCTTACCCTCTAATTTTGGTTTACTCATATTCTATTTATTTTACCCTTTAACCCTGGAAACAGTGGTTCTGGTAATTCATTTTTATCAAACCAACCCCAATCCAGATTCTCATGGTCTAATGTAGGTATAAATTCGCTATTTGTCAAGCCTTCGTAATAATGAAACTCTAAATTTTTACTCTTATGGTAGATTTTATCTATAAATTTATAAGAAATAATATTTGGGTTTATCTGCATTTCTTCATTAACTTCTCTTTTAAGCCCTTCTAATACATCTTCACCGTCTTCAATACCACCACTAACTAATGACCATGTATTAGGTTCATCACCAAAGTCATTTCTAAGTAATAATAGGATTCTACCAGTCGAGTTACACTTAACCAATACTCCAGCCGCAGTTCTTTTGTTTTCGTTTTCCATTAACATATATCTAACTTTATTTTTAATTAAATCTTTCATATTATATAAATATTGACTTATTGGATGATAAACGTTATCTTTAAAGAAAAATTAAAGTTATGGTAAATTTATTTATTTTCGTATTAGTTGCTTATGGGATTAGTAACATTTTAATCTATGGTTCAATCTTTGAAGGTTGGAGAACCTTACTATCTAAATTAGGGACTGGCGATAAGAGTCTTTATAAACTATTCACTTGCATGATGTGTTTACCTACTTGGGTAGGGTTTGGTTTATCTTATTTGTTACAATCACAAGGGATTGATACACCTATGACCACTTATGGTATTGAGAATTTATACTTATCTATATTTTTAGATGGTGTATTAAGTAGTGGAGCTGTTTATGCGTTTAACGTATTAGTTGAATACTTTGAGGGTGAATAATAAAAAAGCCCCAATTAAGGGGCTCTTTATTAATAACTTCCAATTTTTTCTTCTTCACATACTGGACAAACTTCATCTGGTCCAGAACAATTACATGTTATATTTGGTACATCGAATTCTTCTAATTCAACCTTACCATTCTTAGGTGGTAATTCAATATCTTGACCTTTAACATTAGTGATTTTAATTTCACCATTTACCTTTTCAGTTGTTTTTTTAACTTCTTCTGGGTTAGCTGGTGGTGGTGGTAGTGTTTCTTCCACATTAACATCATCTTCTAACTCAAAGTTATCCATATCACCTAACGATGGCATAACACCTGGTTTATTAAAAGTAAATTTAAGTTCTTGTAATTCGTGTAAAGTTTTTTCTTTAAATAATTTTTTAAGTTCTTCTACCTTTTGTTTAAGTAATTCATATTTCTTTTCTCTTTCAATATTAACGCTAATAACACCTTCAACATAATCTAATAAGTCGTCAATTGTTACACCTTCCTTTTCAGTGAAGAACATATAGTAATTTTGAGATTCATCAACTAACTCTTTTTTAATCACATCACTATTTGGTACCGTCCACCCTTCTTTAAAGACAGCATCAACAATTTGCATACCTTGGA